GGCAAATGTAAATGCAGTTGTAGCAACTGTGTCAAGTGTTACCTTAACATCAGCTTGTTTCAAATATTCAAATGTAAATGAATAGTTCGTTGTGGAACCATTCCCTGTATATGTAGTTTGTGTGATTGCCATTAGTAACGATTACCAGGTATAATGCCCATTTCAGCTCGTTCCATATTAATTTTACGGAGCTGAATGCGCTGTTGGATGTCCGATTGCATCTCAAAATCTAACTGATTAAATGCTGCTTCTTCAGCTTGTTTTTGAGCCTGATTTAACATAATATGAATTCTATCATACTTACCAATAGGAACAGTTTCAGAATCAATACGATTTCTACGTGCTTCTTTTAACTCTTGTATTGTATTACGTGCGTCAGCAGAACGCATAATAGGACCGATAGCTTCTTTAAATACACCCATTTCACCCATAATACTATAAAGTTTAGCCCTCTCAATATGTGTTAAATCAACACCATTGCGTGTTCTAAATGCAGATGATACATCATATTCAATATCATATAAGAATTTTTCTTCTTTAGACATTGCTGGATGTACTTTAAGTGGGGAATATGTATTATAAATACGTTGAAGCATATTGTATTTATTAGGTGCCTCACCAGTAATAGGATTAATAACAGTAGGTAGCCTGTTTGTTTGATCAATTAAACCAATCATTTGGTTACGATTAGCTAATTGACTCATAATATCATTATTAACTTCTTTTAAACCACCATCTAGGATGCGCCCAAATTCATTACGCATACCAGCCAGAGGACCAAGTGAGTTAATTTGACCAGCAACAAATCGGTTTATTGTATATTTATTTGAACTAAACAATTCTACAAGTGGACGTAAAGCAGAAATACCAGCTTGATCAGTTGCTGCAGCACCTAAAATAAAACCTACTTTTTCAAATGCTTTTTCAGTAAAACTTTCACCAAGCATATCAAAGTTATCAGCAATGTTAGCAACCATTGCAACCCAATTACTTAAACCAGGACCAAGTATTTCGTTGTATTCAACACGTGTACCATCATCAAGAATAATTGAACGAGGTTTAAAGTTACTATTCTTTTGACGTGCACGATTAAGTTGACGGTTAACACTACCATCACCAGTTACATTATAAAGACCATCACCAAAGAACCTATCTTTTAAAATAGAAGTAATGACTGTTCCAACAACAAAAGTGCCAATAGCTTTTCTACCAAGTGTTTTATTTTTTAAATCAACAAGAGTATTTAACTTAGCAACCTCATCCATCTGCTCGATTTTATAACCCCTACTAGTAAGAATATTCTCCACGTGCTCAGGGTTTTCCATAAAGGTTTTTAGAGGAGTATATGCTAAATCATGTATATCTTTTTGAAATGAAAGAATTGGAGCTGGTAGATAATCATCAGCAACTCTTACCATGTTAGTCATGGTTGTGGGAAAAGTTAAAAATGGTGTAAGTCCTGGTACAGTTTTTAAAATACCGTCTAATGATTTAGTATAATTAGATTCTAAGTTAAGAGCAATATCTGAATTATTGTATTTTACAGCTTGATCTACAATAATACCATTACTATCAAACATACTGTTGTATTCAGCATCAGCTAGTTCTTTAATTCTAGCTGGTGTTGCAGCTTCACCAAGCCTCTCAAGCTCACTCATTGCACGAAAACGTGCTTGTGCATTAGCTAAGGTAGCACCAGTCCAACCATCAAAACCTGTAAACAAATTAGGTACTAGTCTAAATACAGGATCAGCAGCCATAGCTTGCATTTCGTCGTATTGTTTGACTAGAAATTTAAATCCATGATTACCTCTTATAGATTCCTGTTCAGCCATATAACGGTATTGATTTATTTTATCCTCTTGTTTAAGCATAAGATCAAGACGTGTTTGACCTTTTACTGAATTAGGATTTTGTGATGCTTTTGCAAACAGCTTAGCAGCATATGGAATTGCTTTTTTCTGAGTATCGACCATAGAGCTATAAGCCATCCAACCACGTTGAACACTCTTCATATCTCCACGTAGCATTGAACCTGCAAAATAAGCAACAGGTTCTGCAATTAGACCACTAAAGTTACCATATAAAGCTTTAGCTGCAGTAGCACCAGAAGACAATAATGAGTTATAATAATTAGATCTTACAGCTTGTGCAAGGATATTAGGTGCTTCTGGGTTACGATCAATAAGAGGTCTCCACCTTACAAAGCTATTAAGAATATCTTCATTTACTTTAGCAATACTACTAATTTCACCATCACTTTGTTCGTATAATTCAAGAAATGAATCAAGAATTTCAGGACGATTAGCTTGTAAATACTCCCAGCTTTCAGTAAACTTTTCACTATCTGATTGAATTTGACGAAGTGCTACTGGATAACCTTCTTTAATGTCGTTAGAAATCTGATCCGAAGATTTAAACAAGTTTTTAGCACGCTCACCAAGAGCAGCAAATCCTTTCTTTTGAACAGTAAAATAACGAGTAGAACCAACCAGTTGTTGTAAAAAGTTAATCTTATCTAGGATCTGTTCTTGAGCATTTTCAATAGAAATAGAACCACGATTTAAACGCATACCTTCAGCAAGGTCAGCAACTTGACCAGCCATAGACGTTGCTGTATAAGCCTGTGCTTTAGCAACATCCATACTAGTGTAATTCTTAACTAGAGAATTAATACTACTCAAAGCATCAACATAACTATCTTGGTTAAGTACTTCTCCACCGAACTCATTAGTTGATGGGTTTAGTACACTACGCATATCTTCAATACTAGCCGTAGGATCAAACAACTGAAGAACAAGGTTATCACCAGCTTCTGCTACTTCATCTGCAGTTACAGTGAAATCATCAGCAACCATACCAACACGATCAGCTTCTTTAAGTTGTTGTGTCAGACCAATTGTAATCTCTTCTACACCACCAGGAGTCTCTGCACCATACTTAAGAGCAGGACCACTAATAAAGTTACCAAGACGACCATGTACTGTACCTTTGTTAGTTTGAATACGTGCTGCATCAATACTAGCACCAACAATACCAAAGTCATCTACAGTACGCATTCCAACTTCACGGAACTCATACAAGTCATGTACACCTTTAATAGCAACATTAGGATCTGGTGTTTTACTCATATTGTAGTAACCAAGCTCATCCAACGCTTCTTCCTGTTTAGCTGCATATTCTAGCATAGCCTCTTCAGGTACTGAGCTTTTTGGCTTCGGACTATTAGCTGCAAGGTACTTAACAGCTTGATCAGATTCACCAATAAGTTTAGGTGGTTTCTTAAATAGTTTACCAGTTTCATCTAAAGATGCAGCCATTTGCCCAGCAAAACCAACAAAAGGAATAAGAAAACCAAGAGCAAGATCTTCGTTAATATTCTTCTGTCGTTTAATATCAGTTCCTTCTCCATCAAGAGTAGCCCAATTATCAGGGATAAAGTCAAATGTTTTAGGAAAAGATTTTTTCAGCATACCAGACATGTTATCGCCTGTTTCATATTCAGAACTAATAGAACCGACAGCAACACTAGCTCCTGCCTCTACGCCTCTAGTACCGATAAATTTCATGAAGGCTGATTCACCTAGCTTAGAGCCAACTCTAGCCTGTCCAGCCTGTCCTGCGGCCATACCAGCACCTTGTAGTAAGATGGTTGGTGCAACAACAGAAGAAATTGTACGAGTAGCTGATGCTACTTCATCTTCATATTTAGTAGCTGTAGGAATTTGAGGGATCTCTAAACCCCTCATTAAAACACTAGCTACTTTATTAATAGCTTGAACACCAAAATCAATAATACCTTGACCTGGTGCACTTAAGCGTTCTTTAACTTGTGTATTGGTTTCATCAAGGGGTTGACCAAAGTAACTAAGACGTTGACCAAGCCCCTCAAAATAACCTTCTTCTTGTGTGTCCCCACCCGTAGGTTGAGGTTTCATTTCTTGTGGTTCAGGTTGTACTGCCGTAGCAGGTTGGATAGATTCTTGTTGAATAGCCTCACTCTGCTCTTGAGCAGCTGCCTGTCTTTGATTGATCTCTTCGATCTGTTCATTAGATAGGCTTCGTGACCGTTCTTCTTCATCCATCACCAAATCTTCACCCACATTAGAATAGTCTAAAGGGTCATTCATTTGTATGTTTTGTAATAATTAAAAACCAAGATTTGGTATAAAGGTTCGATTAAGCTGTCTACGTCCAGGTAAATGTTGTGAAGCTGGTCTTTCATAATATTCTAAAAAATAATCAGCAGCTTCTTCAGGACTATTAAAATTCATGTTAAGAAATTGAGGACCTATGTCGTCCTGCAATGCATGTTGAATTTGACCTTTCCAATTTGACTGCCAATCAGGAACTGCTTGTTCCATTTTACGATAACGATCATCATACATTTGGAACAAACCTCCAGACATACCATTGTCTCCCATTACACCTGTTTCAAAATTAGATTCACCTTTAATATTA